CCGTCTCTGATTGTTAATGGTGCATTACTACAACTACTAATTCTTAGTGCCGGTTTTCCATCTTTAAATGTATCGTGGACCATGTAGCCACTGCCTTGTGTACATCTTAAAGCCTTTTCAATACTTGCTGGATCTGATCCTGGGAATTTAATTTTTGTACTATTAATTATGAGTTCATCACCAGGTTTAACACCTGTCATTTCATCGTATCCAATAGTATGTCCTGGCATAGGTTTATTTAAATTACAATATACCATGGGTCCTGCTGGAACATAATTTCCTAATTCGTCTTTAATCTTTGGTTGTATTCCTATTACAGGACTAGCATTAAATATTATATTTGGGTCTGTAGGACTATCTTCTGCTGGTACTGTAATATTTGCCGCTAAATTCATCTGTGCTTGGTTAGGATTAGGCAACACATTTGGTATTTGTCCAGGATAAGTTAGTAAGATATCTAAACCTGAAACACCATCAGAAATGTTAAAGTCATCTAATACATTTCCTATAAATGTTCCGTCTTGCAATCTTATATCAGTATTAATTTTTCCTGGTGTATATGTAAAGAAATTATTACCTTTCTTATACCATCCATCGCCTGTGTATGAAAGTTCATTCCAGAAAGGATAGTTTGATAAATCTAATGCTCTTAAGGCGCCTGGTTTACTAGGTCTTACATTTCTTAAAGGCTGTGCAAGAGGTAATACTTGTCCTCCTGTAACACGTTGTACTGTGTTATTTACATACTGTGAACCTGTTAATGGTTGATATTTACCATAATTATTACTTGCTGTTACTTTTACTGTTTTCTTAAATATGTCTGGCACCATACTAAAGCCTGCCATAGGTGCTAATCCATATCCGCCATAGTTGTGACTATAATGAAGATTGCCATTGTTAAATTTCCAAGATGGTACGCCTACTCCTTTAGAGATTGCCTGCATATTTTGAATATTTTTAACCATGTTGTACAGCGGATTATTAATACCACCACCGCCACCGCCACCATATCCTACACCACCAGCACCATGATTAGGTACTTTTTTCTTAGTAGTTGGAGCACCTATTGGAGAGAATATAGGAGATTGGATACCTGAATTAACTTTAGGTGCAGTAGGGCTATATATTGCTACATTACATGGTTGACCTGGAACCGGGTTTGCTTTTGGAGGTATAGGTTTTACCGGTTTGTTTGGTAATTTAATTACATATCTGTATACTATACTTGGTTTCGTTACTTTAACTTTTAGATATGTTCCATTGGTTATGTCAACATTAAATGATAGTTTTCCTCCATAAGCAACACCAAGACCATTAGCCGCCGTTGGGTTAATTTTAAAGTCTTGTATTCTTCCATTGCCATACCTAGTTTTACCTGGTGCAGTAACTCCGCCATTTTTCGTTAATATCTGATTTTTCTCACTATCAGTTAATTTTTGCATTGTTGATAAATTGCCAGTTTTTGCTACCAATTTGTTCTCGCCGCCTTTACTTACTCCTTGGAATACTTCTAAACCATCAGCACCACTATAAAAATCAAAAAGTATTTCTACTGTTCCACTGCCACTAAGTACATAATAGTTATTATCTGTTTGCCTTGATTGTCTATTATGTTGCTCATGATATGATACCAATGCGTTGCTACTCGCTGATTGTTTTTGCGGTATATTAGCATAGCCAGATGTAGTAGGTACTGCTGGTAATTGAGATTTCGAACATATATCTAATCCTGAAGAACTTGTGGAAATATGCATACACAATCCATTCCAGTGATTTCTACCAGCTCTTGCTGTACCACTAAATGTGACTGTGTCTCCTGCATTTACTTTAAACTGCTTTCCATTTGATCTACCACTGAAGTTAGGATGTTTTCCTACTGTAATAGAGTTTTGCTTTCCGTCACCTGAATCAGCACCGGATATATTTACATAATTTCTGGAGTTATATCCTGACTTTCCTGCTCTAAATACATGACAGTAAAATGTTCCTTCTTTATTAAACTTTATTCTCATTGTGAATTTATTAGTGCTTCCGTTATCACTCCAAATCACAATACCTGCAAGTCCTTGTGCGTTTAGTCCGCCTCTTTGTCCACCGTTTTGGTTTGCAAAACCGGCATGAGCACCTGTTTGTATGTAATACCCTGCATAGTCACCTCCCCATCCTCTTTTTCCTTTACTTGTTGCTGAAATAGATGATGCTAATTCTATACTTCCGCCATAGCATGTAGTTGTTGCCTGTGGAGGTGTAATTGGAATTACAGGTGTTGGCGGCTGTATTATTGGTGTACACATATCAACACATGGTTTCTTATTAATATTTGCTAATGCCTTTTTAGGATCCAAAATTGGTTTAGCACCACTATCTGTACCAGCACCTGGAACTGCAGATGTTGTGGGATCGTTTACATTGAAAAGTGGAACTTCATAAGGATTGCTTCCACCACCATAATTATTTGTATCACCTAGATATGCTGGGTTACCTACAGAAGTATTAAGTGTAGATAATGGTGTTTGATTTTCTGGCATTAAAGGATTCAACGGGTCATTTACAAATCCTTTTCTGTTATTTTTAAATGTTAATGTTCCGGCTCTACTCATACCGTCTGTTATATCAGTATCGTCTATATTTTCAGCATTAACATATGGAGAATAACCAGCAATTTTTCTGTAATCTCCTAAAATTGGTTTTATTTTGTTATCATTTTTTCCATTTAACATAGCAAACGAAATAGTGCCGTCAGTATCCATAGCACCTCTTCTGAGTTTCATTGCATTGTTAATACTGTCTACAATATCTTGTTCTGATTTTACATCATTAAGTACAATATCTGTATTGTTTAATTTTATTTTATTATGGTCTATAGTTGTAATTATAGCAGGTTTTCCTATATTTAGATTATCTGAATTAAATTCTGAACCTGCTGTGAATGATGTATTAGCAAGGTACACAACATCACCATTTTTATATCTTTCACCTTCAACTATGCTTAGTCCTGCAGACCAATTTGTAATTTGTACATTTGATACATCAGCATAACTAAAAGCATCGGCTACAGATATTGTGTTACTTGTTACACTAGTTACTGTATATACCTGATTATAATAATCTGGGTCTGCCATATGAACGGCAATTCGTTTACCTGCGTATGCTGGGTCTATTCCATGATCGTTATCTGTGTTTATAACTATTCCTGACTTTAAAATACTTCCTGTTTTGCTTATACTTGCATTATAAGGCATGTCAATTACAAAAGTTTTTTCTGTAGCATTTTCTACAAAATAATATCCACTATATGTATTAGCAATTAGTTTAACAATATCTCCAGCCGCCAAGCCATGGTCTATAATAACATTTCCATCTGGATTTGTTCCTGCTGTAATCATTGTTTTACCAAAATAACTAACACTTAAACTTGTAGAAGCAATGTTACTGGTTACGTTTGCGTCATAAACTGTAAATCCTGTAGAAGAAATATTTGAAATGGTATACTCTTTTCCATGTATGTTACTTACGTTGTTATATTTAAACCCTGTAATATCTAATTCCGCAACATCTATTACACTAGCATTAGATGAGTCATCTTCTGGAAAACTACTACTTACAACTGTGATATAGTTTTCTCCCACATCATCAATCATTAATGAGGCACCGTTCCAATCTGAATTGTTTGACACTAGCTCTATACTTCTTCCTGGAGTTACTACATTTGCTCCATTAACATGAATATTTGCAACTGATAATTTTATCTTTTCGTTGTCTACTTGTGTTAATACAATATTTGTATTGCTGGTCGGTCTCTGATCTGCAGGAATTATTACACTTGTTGGCGTAATGTACTCCGTGCCAGTTGTTTTAGCAACAACACCTGTTCCAGCGGTTCCAGACACGTTTGCTGTAAACACTATACCATTTGCATTCTCTGTTGCTCCAGCAGTTGTAAAATCACTATTGCCTATATCTAAAATTATGTATTCTGTACCACTCGCAATATTTCCAGCGTTTACATCTGCATATTGGTCGGAATCTATTTGAGCAAGATCTACCACATGGCTATTTGCGTACACTAAGTTAGCAAACTCTAGAGATGCATTTGCTGATAACGATATTGTAAAATCGATTACATCAGGAGTAATTGAATGGGTGCTTTCCACTTTAAGTTGTTCAACTGATGACGTTGTAAAATCTAATTGTGTAGGATCGGATTCCTGGAATCCGATAACATCACCATTTTCTAAATTGTAAACAGACGTGCTTATTTGTATAGTACCTGCACTTGCTGTTGTATTCGCTGTTGCTATAGCAGAATCTGTTACACTAGGTGTAATGTTTCCTATAGTCATTACGTTTGCAGGACCTATACTAGTAATATTTGCTGTGGTCATATTTACACCAGCAAAATCAGATATCTTAACTCCTTTTCTGGATACCACTTCTTGGTTAGTCCATATAACAAACTGTTCAGATAAATCAGCGTCTTTAAGTACCAAATGGTAGTCTAAATATCTACTATTGTCTGTGCCGCCTATTGCATTATCATCCACATAACTGAACAAGTCAGTATCATTTAAATAAAGGTATGCAGTTTCATCTGTGTCATCCTGCTCAACAAATGCCAACGTAGAATTTGTGTCTTTTANAGAATATACATTCCAATCCTGATTTTCTGCTTTTGCAACATGTATTGTATCATTTTCTTCCGGCTTAAATAAAATGTTGTCATTAAATAGTTCTGGAATGTTAGGTATACTAAATGCTTGGTAAGATACATTATTTTTATTAACATATCCTGCGTTAGGCAATGGATTGAACTTGTTATCTGTGATACCTATTGCACTTACATTTGATGTAGTTTTCCATAACTCATCACTTCTAAGACCTGAAGGTTTTTTAAGGAACTTACTTGTATCATCTATGTCTATTAGTAAAATTTCATCGTCATTAGCATCTGGCGTTATAAGATAATTCCTCACAGGAGTTACTTTTACAACTAAATCATCATTAGTTCCTGCTTTAATACTTAATGTTGAACCAGGAACGTCTTGCTTAAAACTGTCCTTAAAGTCTATTGTTGAGTGCTCTATTATATACACATTAGAACTTGGTGTTATTTCTTTTGTAGGAAGTAACGATACGTCTGGGAAGGTAATAGTATTATTAGTAATCGTATAATATAAAATATCCCCTTCGTTTTCTATATAAGTCCCGTCAATATATAAATCAATAAAAGCATAATCATTGTTATCAATTGTAGTTACATTAGTGTAATCATTAGATACATTGCTACCAAAATTTTCTTTAGGATCTATTCCTGTTTCATTAGGGTCAGGAAGTATATATTCTACTATACCTCTTGTGGACTGATTGTTTGCACCTATGCTTTCATAATTACTGAATAAATGAAAAGTTACACTACCTGTCTCAGTTGTGCTACGTGGAGTAATTTTCCATCTACCACCTAAGTCAAAGTCATAATTTGAGCTACTTACTAAGGATTGATTTACAGACACAACTAAATCAGTTTTAACTGTATTATTTGCTGTGGCTAATTTATAACGTTGTCTAGGTTGATATCTTACAGAACTATTTCCTAGTTGTAATTTTCCTAGTGTTACATTGCTATCATCGTCGCTAAGTGTAAAATCATTACCTTCAATTTTAAGGAATGTAAAATAAGCCACATCAGCATTTGAACTTATGCCATCATTTCCTAATGCATAAACATTACTTACGCCACTTGTTGTAATTACTGTTGCTGTGATACTACTATTAATTGTTGCATCTTCATTTATAAATGTAGCAATATTGGCAATATCTGATATACTACCTAAGTTATAAGTTGAACTTACGTTTGCGTTTCCACTTGCATTTGTAACTGTTAAATTTCCTAGTCCTGTGATATTTGCTACATTACTGCTAACTAGTAAACTTGAATTTGCGTGGTCGTATTCTTTTAATGTAACATACGAACTAGATAATGCATCTACTCTTGTAAATGATTGTGTTGTATCATTTGTTGAAATGTTTGCTGTTTCTATTGTTAAACCTGCACCTGTGCTATAGCCTGTACCAGCATTATTAATTTGTATACTGCTTATTTCTCCAACACTATTTAAAATTGCTGTTGCAGTTGCTACATTAGTACCTGTTGTAGGACTGTTTATTGTTATTGTAGGCGCACTAAAATATTTGTGCTTCGCTTTAATTAATTCTATACTTGATACTGTACCAGTAGTATCTTGTGGGAAAGCAAGGGATATTAATTGTGGGTCCTGTACAACATTTGCTCTGTCAATTTTTAACTCAACACTTTGGTTATTAGTAACATCGCCAAAGTCACCTACTTTAATTGCCCACTCGTCGTAAACTTTCATTTCGCCCTGAAGTATATTACTACTTCTTGCGATTCTGCTTAAACTAGTGCTAGTACCTTTACCTTGGATCATTCCTCTATAAAAATCAAATTGTTGATCATCAGTAATGTCTAATTCATTAAGGTATGTTCTTTCCTGATAGCCATAAAGTCTTCTACTTGCTTCATAAACATCTCGCTCTACTGGAACAAAACCCATTTCCGAGTATTTGCCCATAGTGGTTGCAAGATTGTCTAAGTTTGGTATTAGTTCATCGCCATCTACAATAAAACCTTCTGTGCTTAATTTTCCGTCCCAATTTGCTGTTCGGGTAGCCTTTAATTTAATCCTATTTTGTCTCTGGTTTAATACAGGATCAAAAATAGTATCTGCAAAGTCTGTTACGTTATCTATAACTACTGCATGTTCTATTTCCTTAGTATACAACACTAATCCATATATTTCAGATCCTGTTGGTGGTGTAATCTCTATAGTAGTTCCTTCTCTTAAAATATCACACTCTGTAGGCTCAATAGCCTTACCTGTTTGATCCATTATTGAGAACATATCTCTTTCGGATCTTGTAACTTTTGAAACAAATCCATTAGGTGGAGTAAATTTAATTTTTCCTGCTAACGGAGAAAGTTCTAAAGTATTACCTACTTGCCAACTTCCTGTAGTCCAGAATAAAAATTGTTTTGCACCGTAAAGCCAATCTCTTGCACTACCTATTGAAGCATCATATGTTCCTAAATCGTAACCTGCTCTCTCTTGATATTTTCCTAAGCCATTTAAGAAATTAAATAAATTTTGTGCATTTGTATATTCAGTATCGTAATATACTCGTTCTATTAGTCCTGTGGACTGTTTATAATATGTTGCAGTTGCACTTTGTTCTTGTGGTAATGCATTTAATGTTTGCCAATAAGAAGAAACAAAAGTACTACTTCCTGGTACATCTGTGTTTGCTTTATAATAATTGCCGTTATGTATTACATATGAATTTATAGGGTAAGCAACATTAGAAGCCCATGTACTATGACTGACTGTTTCTCCGCCTACTGACACACTTTCTGTTGTACCAGATGTATCTAATTGTAGTGTATCAAAATATCCTGATTTTTTATCGTATCCTTTTACCTTCCAACCTGTTGATGTTTTTTCTATAATAACACCACTATAAAAGTTTCTTGTTTTATATGCAGAATCGTGAATTGCTACTGTGATATTATCTGCTGGTAATATTAGATTTGTTGAAGAACCTGTTGAACTATATTGGTCTAATGTTAATCTCATTGTATCTTTATCTACAAAACCAGCCATTCTGTGACCTAGTTTTAGATTCAATGTTCTAAGTTTCTGTGCAAATTCTTCTGATGTATCCAACCCTTGGAAATTTAACCAGGAATTTATAAATTGAGTGTACCCAATATTTGTAATTTTATTTCCTGTTGAAGAATCTATATCACCATGTATTTCGAAATCTGTGGGGTCTGTAAATAACCATTTCTTCCTGGTAACTGTACTAACAAATGCTCTACTGTCTGCTTTTGGTGTTATTATTTTTGTTGGGTCTGAGTACATTGTTGCAAACAAACCAGGTTTCGCAAGTAGCAATGCTTCTGCAATAGCAAACGGATATTCTACTGAATATTTCCATGCATTTTCTACCGGTGCTCCATCACCAAATTTCCATTGATTTTGTATATCATTTGAAGATGCCTGTACTTCACTAAAGACACTTGTAATTGCATCTGTGGCTGTAGAGTCTATAGTTGCATTATTGCTATGGCTGTTAAGACTAGGCACTTGATAAAATTTATTGCCATATACAGTTGAGCTTGATCCTACAGTTTTTGTACCACCACCAACGTGATAAGGAAACATTGGATTGCCATCATCATCTTGTGTACAAACATAATAATTAATTTTAGTTGAAGGAGACTCTGGTGTATAACCATACCTTATATTAAATTTACCTCTATCGCTACCACCACCAACATAACCATCAGCGCCGTCATTTGCACCTAAATAATGATAATCTTCAACAAACTCGCCTGTATGAGCTCCTCCTGGGCCAGATGACCTTGTTCCATTTCTGAGCTCAAAACAACTTTTTATATTTGTAATACTACTGCTAGTATTACTTGCATTACTGTAACCATATGGACCGTAAATTGGTAATCCGTCTATTGCCCAACCTACTATTCCTGAGTGAGTAGTTGAGTTACCCCATGCTGTAGAACCTACTATGTCTGCATTTAAAGTGGTATAATATTGAACACCACTACTGTCTGTATTTCCTAATGCAAATGGGCTATTATCAGATTGTACTCTGTTGTAATGATACACTGATACTGTTCCATCAGATGCTGTCCAAGTATTGTTATCCTGGATATTATATATTGGTTGCCCGTTATTCGCTACACCTATTGCAGGACTATTCATCGCTGTGTCTGACTTCCCTACACTTGAAAGGGTTCTTCTCGGTATAATATAACTTAATGTCTGAGCAGTTGCATCTACATAACTAGCACTATTGTCTGTTATTGTAATATTATGACTTACAATATTATTACTTTCTAAATATACATTTGATGCGTCAAATTTTACATTTACACCGTCTAAACTTCTAAAACTTGTTGTAACATATCCTAAACTTGTATTTGGTGTAGCATTAGTCCATGTAGGTGTTAGTGTTGTGCTACCTGTTGTTGCAATATCATAAGGTGACTTTAATGTTGCATTTCCAGTAACAGGCAAAAGATCTAATAGGCCTAGTCTTCTATATGGGTTAAATTCTGCATTCTTATATATACCAGATAAAACATTCTCTCTGCTTCCACTAACAATCTTCCCTTCTTCTATATCTTTCCACATAGGAGTATTATTGCTACTGTAATCTGTATATGTTGCAGTGATATATGTGATATCCCACCATGTAGGCTTTTCTGTAAATCCTAGCATTTCCCATGGGTGCGTATGTGGTCTTACAGTATCATAATAATACTGATACCATCCTCTCCAATGCCCAGGAGTTTCCGTTGAGCCCCTATAGTTCCAAGTAAACTCATTTGTTAAGTCATAAAAATCATTTGCTACTGGGTCTAGTTTATTTTCTTGTACCCAGTTATAATAGTTAAGGTTAAGTAAGTCGTTCCAGTCTTGTATTCCATAATCGTTTGATCTGAAATGCCCAGGTCTAACATTTATTTCGCTATAGTATCCTACACTATTATTTGTTCTAAATTCTGCTTTTGCTGAATTGTATATTCTGTTTTCAAACTCTATTATAATTTCATCTCTTCTATCGCCTAACGGAGAAGTTTTGGAACCATCATGTCCTATAATAACTGAAGTTGGTGTTTGAAAACTGTTGTCTGTTTCTTGAGCTGGTTGATATAGTGGATATAATCCCATAGCACTAGGTGTAGGTGGGCATTGAGCACTATCTCTTTCTGCGTCATAAAATTTAAATACTAATAAATCTCCAGTATTAAAATCACTAATACTAGTAAGATTTATAGTAATTGGGTTATAATTTGTTATTGTATAGTCTTTGTCTATGCATAGTAATGTTCTTGATGTTCCTCTGTCTTTATAGACCAACATACTATTTTCTATTTTATCTAAATCTAAATAATTTATTGGAGTATATTCTGTTACAGAAGTATCTGTTACTGAAATATTTTCTTCAACATAGTTATCACCAAATGGGAGTAAGTATGTGGAGTTAAAAACAGTTCTTCCAACACTAAAAGAAATGACATTTCTTAAAACTTTTTCTAAAATAAACTCATTAGTAAAATCGTCAACGTTGTAATTGTTATAATAATTTTCTAATTCTTTTAAGAATCTTTTCTTATATCTAGAATACTCTCTAGAATTAAATCTTAATGAATCTACTAAATTATGTGATTGAGCGTCTAATAAGAACACACTTAACATTGTATCTTGCGTTGTTTGTACAATGTCAGTTGCGTGTCTATTTTGTTTATTTAGATTCACGAAGTTATTTACTGAGAGTACATTTCCAGTAAAGCCGTCCTGACCGCTCATATAATTAGTAAAGTGAGACAAATACTCAGGCTCAGATATAGTTGTTATTTCTGTATTTTTAGGATTTCCTCTCCAACTCAAAGGAAGCTCATATTTACTAATACTATTTTCGTAAATTAGTCCCGAGCTGGATTTTATACTAATGTCTATTAATGTGCCTTTTGCAAAATTAAAACTGTTAAACTTAATATATCCGTTTCCATCATATGTAAAGTCTGTATTTTTAACATTATCCACTTTTACTAAAATGTCGTATCCACTAGGGTTACTTGTATTTGTATTAGGAACACCACCACAAAAATAATTAATTTTAGCACTATCAACATCTGCAACCGTTAATTCAAAATTTGTATCAATTCGCTGTTCATGTTTTTTATCTGAGTTTTTAAATAATGTGTGATACTCATCTGTAGTTCTTAATAACTTATAATAGTAGTAACCTAATTGTTCTGTTTCCGTTGTTGAACCAAGTGGCGTATACTTATAAGTTAAAGTAGTAATATAGTTTTCATATTGTATTTCGCTGGAGCTCTTGAATGCTTTATAACTTAATGGGAAACCATATTCAACATCATTTGTGCCTGTTGCTTCTTTGTGAGCAAATATTTTATTACCAGTAAAATTATTTAAAGGATATAAGGTTTTATCTCCTAAAAATGTTTTATCATCTTTATATAAATTAAATAACGGTGCTGTAGATTTATTAGACTTCTGTTGTGCTAAAGTAAATCCTGTAGAACTAACATAGTATTCAGAACCAATATTTTTTAGACCTTTATGGATACTAACAACATCACCTTCATTACATATTTCAGCACTTGTAAAACTTACGACGCCTCCTGAAACGTTTAATGTAAAAATTTGTTTTGCTATGTCTTCACTTTCATTAGGAAAAATACAGCGATATGCTGGAGTAACACTAGCATTTATTTCAATACCATCTATAGATTGGCCTTCTGTTAATGCACTTGCCTGTGTGAATGTTAAATCTGAAATACTTAGATCAACATTTCCTTTATATGTTATACCATGATTATATAATTCTAAATCTGCATCGTATTCTAAAATAGGCCTAAGAGATCGCTTTCCTTTATTTGGTATTCTGTCGTTTGCATCTATATAGTTGTCTCTGTGGAACCAAAAATTGTTTCTGCTCCAAATATTATTGTTTACAGAACCCCTCTCTAAATGGATATAATCTTTTCCTGTTGTATATGAATATGGTGCTGATCTACTTACATTTCTGTTTACCAGTTTAATGCTTGTGCCGACACCTTCAACAATATAATCTACATCTTTTGATATTGTTGAGCTTATTATATAATCACCACTAAAGGTTACAACCATACCATTTTTAAATGCTGTCCCTCCTACAGGTGTAAAGTTAGTTTTTCCTATAATATCTTTTTCAACATCAATATAATTCGATACGTTTCCTGTAATACCTATTGAAGTTGGACCACTTTTATGTGTTATTGTGCCGCCTGATGTCCATGGTGAAAAACTTGTAGTATCTAATGGATTCCTTAAATCTTTATCTGTATATAATCTTAAAGTTCTAGAAGTAACTGTTTCAACATAATACGTCTGTCCGTTAATTTCAGTCATGCCACTAACACCAGTAATTGTTACCTTGTCTCCAGTATAGAAATTATGATCTAAATTTGTTGTAATGGTAGCCTTAGTGCTTTGTGTAATATCTGGGGTAAAGTTATAAGTATCAATTGATGTATCATTAATAAATGATAACCCAGATGTAAAGTTTCTATTTGCTATGTAATAATCTGTTCCATTTTTTATAACATCATTTGTTACATAACTATATTCTGCTGACCAATCTCTTACTGTGTGGCAGTTTGCAGATGTTTCTGGATCCCAATAATATTCCTGAAAGTTTACTAGTTTGTCTACATTAACAGGAGGTAAAAATGTTTTAAAATCACTTGAAAATATTTTATTTTGATTTACAACATTTCCACCATATATTTTGAGTGTGTTTATATACTCGTCATAAAATTTAAAGTTTTCACTTTCTCCTGATGTTAAATTTAAAGTATTAACAACTGGGCTTAGACTATAGAATTTTCTGTCAACAGTGGGTTCATTTAAGAATGCAAGACTAACATTATAGTCACTACTTGTCTTTTTACCTATAAACCCTGTAATTATCTCACTATTTGCCTCTGCAAATAATTGCTCTACTGTGCTTTCAAAAAAGTTCTTTACTGCTGTAGTTTGATTTACAACTGGTAATAATGTATATGTTTTATCTGCCATATTATCTGTCAGCTCTTAATGTTTGAGATGTTATTTTTTCAACTATTGAAATATCGTCAACAGTAGCAGTACTAAGGAATAACTCATTAGGCTCTGCTTTTACCTGGAATAAATCTCCAAAACTTCCTGATGTATTTTTAGGTAAAATTACTATACTTCCTACTGAGTTTCCTAAGTTTTGATGTATATAACTTGCTAATTCAGTAAAGTAAAAAGTTTCACCGAACTCCCAATTATCTGCATCAAAATATACTTTAAAAAGATTTATAACTTTTGATTTTATTTCATTATCACTTAAATTTGTACCAGGTAATTTTACTATTTTAAATTTGGCTTGATTAGTTGCGTCTGCATTTGAACCAAACAATGTTTTAAACTTAGCACTTTTATATACTATGGTATCACTAGCACTTTTAAATTCATTTAATTTTTCAAATTCATTTGCAAGTTCTTCACTTGTGGGTGCAAGTGGATATGGAGTACCAGGTACATTGATATATTTTAATATTTCTGTATAATATGTTTGTGTTAATACCAACATTTCTACAACATTACTGATGCTTGGGTCTATTCTAACGTCATTTGGTGCTGTATGATTCCACTTAATTATTACATTTTGAGGATCTCTAACTGCTGTATTTTGCGTAGAAGACCTACCTTGTCTAACAATATAATCGTTTGTTTCTATCAAAGTAACTGTATTACTATTCGTGCTACTTTTGGTCATTTGGTATACTTTTTTGTTTTCAGTAACATAAATTACTAACCCGTTATACCTTGGTGCATCATTTCCTGTTGCTGTATTGTTAAGAGATTCTGCAATCTCTACAGTATCCACAATTAAAAAGTTTACTTTTAAATCACCATCTGTGCCCCATGCTGTTGGGTTGCTGTAACTTAATGGAGAAAGATATGTTGTATCAGAGATATCAATTCCTGTTTCACCTCTATAGTCTAAAATTACTCCACTTGCTGGTCTGTCATATGTATAACCATCAAAGTCTGTGTAGTATTCAAAAAATACTAAATTCTTAGGCCCAACAAAATCATCATACTGTAATGGTTTATCAGGAACTAGGTCCTCATCTGAATCTATTGGTGCTACTTTTACTTTTCTAGGGTCTACATATCCGTCAGGTTCAGTAAATGTGTCTGATATTACCCATTGAATGTCTTCGTCTAGTTTGTCTTTATCATTTAGATAAATTACGTTTACTTTATCAACACTAAAGTTAGAACTGCTGTCTTGTGCATGTAAGAACCCTGTAGCATTTTGTACACCTGTGTATGTTAGTGTTCCTGTTTGTGCTACAGTATTTGCATTTGATAATATTAATCTCCCTGTGGAGTCTGCATTTGCTGTACCACCTGTCACACCAAAAGAATATCCTTCACTATTTGCAAATGCCTTGTAAAACTCAACTACTCCAGTACTGGTGTTTTCTGCTTTGTATATAATGTTGCCTGTGCTGTCAAATAAGTTATATCCAAAAGTAGTGTTATCAAAATTAATGGTAATATTTGCAGGGAAATGTTCTATTCTTCCTGAAACGTTTGCTATTGTTACGTTTGTTCTTTCTTCAAATACGGTGTTGTCTTCATAGAAAGTGTTAATGTTTATTTTTGCTTCATCAACAAAACTATTGTTTGCAATTACATTGGCTCCTGAATCACCACCTCTTAAAATACCAAATGTACTTTGCCATTCCACTTCCAAATCGTACCAATAATAATTTCTACTTCTTAAAGGTATCATTGGAACTGTAGTATTAGGTGTATACCTGGCGCCTGTTTCCTGGCTCTCCCATTGTTCACCTTTATTATCGTTATCGTTGTCATACCATTTAAATACTTCAGTAACACCAGGTTTTGTATTTAATGTGTTAAACGTAATGGTATCTCTTACTGCCTTAGTAGTATTGTCTGTAACTTTAGTACTCTTTACGTTATAAAACTTTAAGTCTTCCTTACTTTGAACAACATAATCTAGACCTCTAACTGTTACATTATAACTATAAGAGTCTGTTGATATAGGATTATATTTAAAATGTACTATATAACTTGCGTCAGCATTTGTACCGGAAGTATCTTTGGCATTAGCAAAACTGTAATCTGGTAGTACACCATTTGAAGGTAAAGATAAATTTTCGTTTTGTATAATGTAATATTCATCTAAAGATGGATCATATCCTAAACCGAAATTTCTCTTGTTATTTAATTCTGTTATAATTTGTGATTGTTCGGTAGCAGTAAATGTTTTTCTTAAACTTGCAATAATTTCGTTTGCCTTCCAGCCATTCGTTACTGATGAGCTTATTGTAATTGGTCCTGTAGATGTACTTAATCCACTTGATAATTGTCCGTTATTATCAATCCTTGTTAATCTTACCCATTTATAATCTGACACATTTTCCGGATTAACAAATTTTACAAAATTGTTTTCCTTAAACATTGATGTATCTGCTGTAGTATTAATTAATACACTTGTAGTTACAACTTCATTTGCTACGGTATTTTCTGTTAGATAGCCTGTATTGTTTGTGGCCATAACTGGTAGTGTAGCCCAGTTTATTGTTCTACCACTTGTATCAAACGTTGCTGGTGATGTTGCTATAACACTTTTTCTTAAAGTATCATATGTAAAGTTATTTAATGATTGATCCTTTAAATATAAAGGCAGGATACTATTAACTACTTCTGTTGCTGTATTGTTTTCATTTATAGTAAATGTTTCAGAAATATTATTTACATCAGCATATAAAATACCGTCTTCTGCATAAGTTTCTATGCTTTGGAATGTACCAGTAGGATCAGTAATATCTATATACCTACTATGCCCTGCATGTGTTCTATTTGTAGCTCTTATTTTTTTAAGATTAGATGATTGACTAGCCGGAAATGTTTGGTAGTCCTGAGCACTAACCATTCTGTTTTGTGTATAGAATGTTTCAGGAGCATTTGCTTTTACATTTGTTAATGTTTCTGCAGGTAAACTATTGTTTACTGATGATTTTAATCCAAATGTTAATGTTAAATTATGTTGTTCGCCTGAAGCATTTTCGTAAGGTAAGGTAACACTTAAATTAGTTGCGTCGTCTGGTTGTATGCTATATGACTCTGGATCACTAGTTCTGTACCAAGCTCTAAAAACACCATTAGGAATGTTTCCAAAGTTGCCGTCTGGAAATCTTAATCGTATGCCATTATTGTTAAGGTTCTCAACAGCATATAAATTTCTACTATTAAGTTGTTGGCTATTGTAGTTTAAAGTTTGTCCTACAGTATTTGGAATCTTTGTCCATTGGTTTAATACTGTGCCGCCTGTAGTAATTTCTTGTAAGTAAACATCAGTCTCATTAATATTAGATATGTTTATATCTTGTACTCTGCTTACCACAGGTGTGGTAAAGTTAAAGTCTTCAAATGCCAATGTGCCTTGTTTAAATAATAAAAAGAATCCTGTGTTGTTACTTGCTATTCCTTGTCCATCATTTCTATAAAATAACCCAAAGTTATTTGTAGGGTTTGGTTCTTGCTCATAAAAATACTTTCCGTCATAAAAATCACCATTTACAATTTCGCATGTTCTGTTTACACCATTTGCATTTACTGTAAATGAATAGGATATCGGTGAACCTATAGTTGTATTTAAATTATATTTTTCTGTATTAATATTTGCAACTTTACCTGTCTTAACAGGAGCAGTAAATCTATTTGTGCTACTCATCGCTGAGTTAAGTATTGTAATAAATTGTTCGTAACTGTCAGGGTTATTTGCGTCGTCCCAGAAAACTTTAGTATTACTTAATTGTGTTCCTTGACTATCTACTAATGGCTCTGTGGTTGTTACAGCACTAAGTTTCATTAATCCACTTGCTGTTATATTTCTTTTAGGATTATAACCTAACATTCTTGCTAATTTAAATACTGAGTCTCTTCTTTCTGCTGTTTCCAAAAAGTTTTCTCTAGTATTAACATCCATTCTGAAGGAAATACTTGTACTTAAAAATGCAAGTAATTCTAGGATTGCAATAAACTCTGAACTTTCAATGTAGTCGTTAAAGTTTTCGGGAAAATTTGTTCTTATATAATCAACTAAAGTTGTTCGTATTGTATCAAAATCATAAGCCTGAAAATCTACTTGGCTGAATGCCTTATAGGCAATTTTCCAATCTTCTGCGGCAAATAAATTGTTTTGTCTATTTACTGATGCCATTATTCACTATCTCTATTAGTAACATATTCTAAAAACAAACTATCATCACTGTTAAGTAATACATATCTTATTTTTACTTCTGCTTGTATTGTATGATCTAAAATTGTTAAAATTGTTTCTTGGAACTGGACTCTTGGATCACTATTAACAATACGCTCAATATCTTCTTTAATTATTTCTTGTGTTTCAGGATCTTCCGGTTCCATAAGATAATCCCATATAACACTTCCAAATGTGGGTCTCATTACTCTTTCACCTATTCTGGTATAAAAGTGATTTAGCAGATCTCTTTTAACTAAATCAGCATCAGTCAGAGTATATGGTGCCCTAACTTTATCTACTGTACTAAATCCTTTAAACAATGTTGCCATACAAGTATTTATCATATTCATTATAACAAGTTTTAATTAATAGTTGACTTATATAATTTTTGTAGTATACTAGGATAGTGAAAAATGCAATCTACTTACATGGTGCAAATGCCAGCCCAGAAAACTTTAATTATTTTACTTTAAAGTTACCTGAGCATAAATTTATGGCTCCAGCATATGATATGGAAGACGATCCTTTTGATATCGTAGAAATATTAAGAATTCGTAAAGAAAGAGAGTTTGGAAAAGAACCTGTTGTAGTTGTAGGGCATAGTTTTGGCGGTTTAATTGCTAGTTGGTATGCTAGTGTATACCCTAGGCGTGTTAAACACTTAGTAACTATTGCTACACCTTGGGAAGGCACACCAGTTGCTAGAATATTTGGTATGTTTTTTAAAGGCAAAGTTTTCCAAAATACAAAACCTGGTGCAGAAGTGTTATCATTATTACAGGAAAAGAATTTTAATGGTAAGCATACTAATATCATATGTACCAGAGGTTCTAATCCTGTTGCAGGACTAGGTGGCAAAGCAAATGACGGTATGATATCTTGTGATAGCCAGGGTGCTACACCACCAGGTTTTAAAAACACTCAAAACATCACAATAGAAGCAGGACATAGTGAAGTTTTGTTAAATAATACTGTAACAGACTTACTACAGAATATAATTTTCGAGGAATAAAATGGCTGAAGTTTCCACATTAAATAATACATTAGAAGAAGAACTAAGAATAATGTTAGTTGATAAAAATAATGAGTGTGCGTCTTTAAGAGCTCATATTGAATTACTAGAAAAAGCAGTTGCTGAAGAACAAGAACAAAAGTACAGGTTACTTGTTGAAAATGCAGATTTAAAGAAACTAATAAAATAAATTAGTTTGTAATTCCCATTTCTTTATACTTACGCTCTTTTGCGGATTTTAATAATGATCTTAGTTGTCTAAACGACAAATTTTTACTCTGATCACTTACTCCCAATTCCTCATTCGTTAAGTTTAACCAATCAGGCGTGGTAAAGAGCTCACATTCGTATTCACGTCTTTGTACATAATCCTGTCGTACTACAACATCACTGTCAGGACCTACCTTTCCAGTTCTCCAACGTTTCATTAATGTTGGTACTCTTTCGTAGTTTCCGTTATTTAATTCTAATAACAATTCGCTTTTAGCAAATCTATCTACTCCTATGTGAGTAGCAAAACTTACTAATGCTAATAATTGGTTGTCGCTTATTTGTACTGTTATTAGGTCTGATATAAGTCTCTTAGTCTCACCTAATCTGCTTATAAGACCTAACTGTTGTCCAACTGGTCCTATACCATTAGATACATCTACGATTTTATTTCCTGTTTTTCTGTCTGCGAATATCAAACTAGGTCCATCTACTACCATGTCTACTTGTTTTTCTGCTAATGCATCTTTTACTGCTGTAAAGTTTTTTGATGTAACTCCCATAGAACCCATAGGCTCTCCAGTAACCCCATCATATATTTCCCGGTAGTCTCCAACTTTTCCTTTTAAGAGGTCTGCATGGGTTCTTAAATCATTCACTGCGCCGCTAATTTCACTAGCCCTGCTTTGAAGTTCGTTTACTGAATCCACAACACCTGTAATTTTATTTTTCATTTCTTTTATTTGCAGTGAGTCTAGATCTATAGGTAAGTCAAAATCATTTAAACTAAATTGCCCTAGTCTTGCTTCTAGTTCTTTCAAATCTTTAGCAACACCTATAACTTTATCTCCTAATGCATTGCCTGTGGGGAACCTAAATGCAGGAATGGCTATGCCTAATGCCGCCATTAAACCTGACATATTCTTTATACCCATTAAATTTTTCATACTTGCTGGTAAGAAATTGCTAGCCATTCCTGTAATGCCTTCCATATTTGGAATCATGCCAAGAGCAGAGTCTATGGCTCCACCAATTTGATTGCTTACCGATCCTAATCCATTTCCTATTGCCGAAGATATATCTGATGCTGTACCTACTGCTCCAGATGCCTTATCGGCAAAGCCATTTCCTTTTTTATCTCCTTCAGGCGTTACAGCGTCTGCAGGGTTATCATCTCCTGCTTCAATTTGATTTGGTAATGTTTCTTTATCTGCGTTCTTATCCTCTCCTATTGACGAGGGATCTTCTGTGGTTGGGTCAAACTGTCCATGCCCATCGTATGGTTCAGCAGTTATTAATGTCCCCACAATGGTACTTATTTTTGTTTTTTTACCTGGCCTTTTACCACCACTAGTCAATACAACATCACCTTCCCGGTCGTATTCAGGTGGATCACTGGGTTGATCTTCTATTTCGTTTCCATCTAACGAAGGTGCAGAAACTTTTAATGCTTCTAATCCTTTAAGTACTGGTGCAGGCCCTGTATTTAAATTTATTATACCTCCAGATATTCCTGTTAGTGCTGATGTAACTCCTACTGAGGGTGCGGCAATGCCTACAACACCAGCGACTGCTTTTATATCTACACCCATTGTTGTAGATGTGATAGACGTTGCTGTACCACTTGCTGTCTTTAGCATGTTACCACAGTTAATGTCTATGTCGCCGCCTATAGCAGATAGTTGAGCATTACGAGTTGCTAACATACCCATATCTGCGGCCGCATGAAAATTTATATTTCCTCCTGAACCTAATGGTGGCAATCCTAATTTTCCTAATTTAACTCCAGTATAATCTCCTGCTATATTATCTCCTGCGGCTTTTACTCTTACGTTTTGGCCTGCTTCAATATTAATATCATAGTCTGCTCGTAAGTTAAAATTCTTTTTAGCTCTTAGGTTAAGATCACCTTCTCCAAAAACATTTATATTACCAAGCCTGTCTAACTCCACCCATGCTTTTCCGTCTTTATTGATCATGTAAATGGAGCCAGTTACATCATCTAATAATATTTGTTGCCCTTTACCGGATCGCAATCTAATCATTGAACTGGTTGTTTCATCATCCATTACAAACTGATGTCCTGCCCCAATAACTGTTGTGCCGTCTTTACCCCTAGGGCCTTTTGTAAGTATTCCTACTAGTGAACTAGGTGTCTCTCTTCTTGCACCTTGCGTTCCTGCTCCTCTTATGTTGTCATTTATAAGGCCCTGCTTAGTAATTGCTTCAGCCATATCATGGTGTACTGGTCTCAATATATTGTTATGGCCTTTTTGTTCAGAGTATTTGTTTTTTTCTGCCGCAGGNAGTAAAAAGTTTCCTCCTTGAAAAGTCTTCCCTGCAGGTATGCCAGGAATCATATGATTAAAATCTGGTGGTAAAACGTGACTTAATATGTATCCGTGTTTGGTGTTACCGTCAGCAAATGCAACCAGAACCATACTTCCAACATCTGGTGGTGAGGTCCACATTCCGTAACTTTGTTGTGTATTTTCATACTTTTCTGTGTCGTTAGCATTTAGATTATCTATGTTAGAAATACCGCCAAACGGTGTAGAAAATCTTACCTTTTTTATTGATTTTACTTTTGTGCCAGTAGTTTTATGTAATTGTGGGATTTCAACATCTACCGAACCTGTATAGAAACTGTCTTGATTGTTTACAATTTTAGCAAGAAAGATACCATTATCTAAATGATCAGGTTTATCAGGCTCAGGATTATGAAATGTGGTCCCTAAGATCTGCTGTGAATAATCTCCTTTCTTACCCATTATCTAATTCCTTTTTCCTTGATATGTAACCGTCATATTCTTCTTGAGATATTTTATTACTCTTAAGAAGTTGCTCTGGGCTTTCTTTAGAGTTAGCCATAGCGCCTTTAACAAGGTAATATGGGTCTGTTCTAAATCTTCCGCCTTGAGCATCTATATCTGACTGTGTTAAATTACCATCTTGGCTTCGTGCTGTAAACCCTGTTCTTTCTGTATCAACATAACTAAAATTATGTAACCTACCAACTTGATCTAAATTAATGGCTGTTTCTTTTACACCTTCTACATCCATTTTATATTCACCTGAATCAAAATTATGTGTAACCTTTTTCACTTGATAAATGCCTGACAAAAAGTATGATGTGCCATCATTCTTTTGATCCCATAAACCGGTATTTGCATCTTCATCCTCGTTATTGGCGTCAAACAGCCTTGGGGAATTCATACTAAACAAGAAAAAATTATCTCTGGTAGTTGTTAAGTAGTTATCACTGTCACCAGATGTTTCTTTAGTATTACTGGTTGGTTCTCCGGCAGGCATTTTATTAACACCTGGTGCTAAAGGCTCCTTGCCTAACCACCACGGGTCTCCCCTTAATGTTAAGTCAAGTTTCATTAAGAAGTCTATTGCTTGGTGTTGGTCGTAAAGATATGTAAACAAGTTATTTTTAATTCCCTTGGTTGTTCCTACTTTTGCAAAGCCTG